GCTTGATCGACTGCGACATGTTGATCTCCTCGTAGCCGAGGACGCCCTCTCCCATCATGCCGTTCTTGAACTGGCGGGAGATCGTGTCAACGGGGTTGAAGAGGCCCTTCATGCCTTCGACCAGACCCGCGTTGGCCGCCGGGTTCACCGTGGCGTAGCGGTTCGGCATCATGGCAGCGTACTCGTTCAGCTTCTGCTGGGCCTGAAGCAGGACAAGCGAAGTGGCCGGGGTCGTGCCGGGGGTGCCGACGGACGAGAAGATCGACTTGTAGGCGTTGGCAACGTCAGCGTCGATGGAAGACGCAAGCTGCGAGATACGCGGCTTGAGCACGCGCTCGGCGAAGTCGTCGAGCTGCATGGTCAGTTCGGCCGACGTGAAGTTGACGCCGATGTGCTTCTGGTTGGAGACGGTGAGCGTGGTGAACTGCTCGTTGTCATCCTGCACCTGAAGGGCAGCGCCGTCGGTCACCAGCGCACGGTCGGGCAGACGGATGCGGAGGGTCGAACCGATCTTGGCACCTTCGACGGCGAAGCTGTCGTCGTAGGCGCGGTTGACGTTGCGGGTGATCACCAGGTTGTTCTCAAGAATTTCGAGAGCCTTCCGGGTGATCATGTCGATAGTAAGAATGCTGTTAGCCATTGTCTTTTCCTTGGCTTAACGTTTACGTTGTGCCTCGTACTTCTTCGTCTGGCGAAGCCGTTCCTGCTCAATCCATTCCGACGTTGACATGCTCTTGATGGAGCGCGGGTCGGTAGTGTCGTAAGCAGGCGCACCAGAGGTGCGGGCCGTGACCGGAGCGATAGGAGCCGGGGCGGTTGTGGTCTTTTTGGCCGGTGGAGATGAAGCCAGTCTGGCCTCAATCTTTCCGATTTCCCGTGCCTGCAAGAGCGGGCTGAGACGTGCAATCCGTTCAGCTTCCTTCGGGTTCGAGCCCAGATGATAGATTACATCAGGGCCGATGTCGGAAGCCTGAATGGTCTGCGCCATCGTTTCCGTGACGGGGAGCTTCGGGTTGTAGGCGACCTGTTCAAAGTCGTCGTACTTGCCGCGGGCTTCCTCTTCACGGTCCTGATAGGCTTCGAGCGTTGCCGTGCGTTCCGCCTCGGCTTCCCGCTGGGCCAGCATTTCTGCTGCTTTGCGTTCCGCCATGGCTTCTGCATAGACTTGCGCGTTGGCGTAGTCGTCGGGCCTCAGCGGTTCCGGCGGGGGTGCCAGAGGCTGGGCCGTCTGCTTCCGCGCTTGCTCGCGCTCCCATTTCCGTTGCTCTCTTGCGAGACGTTTGCCGACGATGGCGTCCAGTTCTTCCTGTGAGAAGGTCTTGGGCGCATCCGTAGGCGTCGGTTCCGGCGAAGAATTGTCTGTTTCGGGCTCAGGTGCCGCCGTGGGGGCCTGTTCCGGCGCGGTCGCAACCGCTAGTTCGTTCTCGGTCATTCACTTACCTTTCGGTTCCTGGCGTACCCTGCCAGTAGGGTTAGGCTTTGTGTAACACGATTTGTTACGGGTTAGCAACCCTAACGTTTTATCTGAACGACCCGTCATATTGGACGCAGTTAATAAATCTGATAGTCCCGCTTCCAGATCCGGTAGCAAACAAACTGTTTGCGTTGTTCGTTCCTGAGTTTCTAGCAACAGCATTTGTTACGACTACGTTTGTGCAGTTATTGAGGTATATGCCGTAAGTGGACGGATGGTTGCTGTCGTTGTAACAAACAGACCGAACTTCGCCGTACAAAAGTCCGTTTACCTCAACAGCCCGGGATGCGTTGAAGCCGCAATTCCTGATAAAGTCCCGCCCAAGCGAAACACCGTAAGACCCGGCTGCAACAAGACCTTGCAATGGAAACCCGACAACAGTGTTACCATCGGTCCTTACAAAGTTTGATGTTGAAACATTTATGCCGCGCTGCGTTGTTGTTACTCCGTTACCGGTAACACTGTTGTCTTTTACAACCAAATCATAAGTATAGTTTGCGTTGATGCCTGTGGTAGGCGCCCGAATGATATTACCTTCGACCAGAACACGCGCGCTTGTCCCCATATTAATCGCACCCTGTCCACTGGGGTTGTCGTGGACAAAGTTGTTTCTGACAATGATGTTGTCGTTGTTACCTTCGCGGCCATACACAGCCCAACTACGAGCGGAAAGGACTGGGTTAAGACTTAGCGTTCCAGAGCCTGCATCTGGAAACGAGGATAGTTCTTGCCACCCAAAAGCAGTGCCAATTTTAATTTTTGACTGCGTAGCGTCAATATCAACAATCTGATAGCGTGTTTCGGTAATATTTGCAGGCCATACAGCACCAGTTGCTGTCTGCCTTACCATCCACATGCCAATATTGATCCCGAGATCATCGGTCAACTTATCGACGCCAGCGGTGCCGCTTGTTACAGTCATGAAGCCTGTCGCAAGATCAAAGTTGGAAATCCCCAGCCTATCCCCTGTGCGGTATACGGTATCTTCAAACTGAGTGCCGCCCGCATTCGATGCAATGCCCCCGGCTGCGTTGCCGTAAATTTCGTTCTCTTCAATAATTACATCGCTACCAAAAATGACGATAATGCCTGCGTTGTCATTACCGTATACGCGATTGCGCCTAATAACACACTGCGAAATTGCCGATTGGCCGTTTGCCATATAGCGGTTTGCTTCAACGTCAATACCAGCTTGAGGCGCATTAGTAACGGCCCCAGAAAGATCGCAACCCTCAATCAAACATCCCTGCACGGCGACCACTGAGATCACGTTACGACCCGGGTTAGTACCCTTGCAATCTATGATGCTAATGTTCTTTGCAACATTGTTGTTGGCTGGATCACCACCAATGTAGAAACAATCATCGCCGCCCCCGCCAGATCTATCCGCCCACAACCCGCGAACGGAACACCGGTCAGCACCCTGCAAGAAGTAAATGTTGTGGCTGCTTTGGGAGCCGTCCATTGTGGTTTTTGCGCCATAACCCCAGATATTAACGTCAGGCTGTTGAATTTGAAAACAGCGAGAGCCGCCGCTAATCGCAACAATTTCCGTGCCTGGCTCAAGAAAAATAAACGTGTCGGCGTTTGGAATAATCCGGTCTGTTAGGTAAGTGCCTTTGGGAAAATACAAGGTTTTTCCTGCGGCAGCAGCAACAGCAGCATAAATAGCCGTCGTGTCAATCGTAATGCCGTCTCCAATAGCACCAAAGTCTTTCACCGATATAATATCGCGCATTTTATCTTGGGCGGATCGTGCAACTGCACCCGCGCCAGAAGATAAGAAACCGATCCAGTCAGATCCATCTGCATCCGCCAGATCTTCAACATTACCGGTTTGGTTGTTAAACCCGGTAAAGGTAATTTGAGATGCGGGTGGGGGTGCGGGAACAGAAACGTTGTCGTATGTACCCAACAAAACAGACGTAGCAGTATTAATAACAAACTTGTAGTCTGAACCCTCAGTCAACCAAATCTGGCCGCCTGGCACACGCCCCGCACTGTCTAACACAATGGGGTTAGTGTGTGGCGTGCCGCCCGTTACAGAAGTGTATGTAGTTTGCGGCGTGGTCGTACCAGCCGCGTAGGTATAAATTTTACCTCCGGACAACGGTTGACCGTTGTTGTCAAAAAATTGACTTGCATAACCGCCAATAGGCGAGGGATTAACTGACATTCTTATACCCTCAATATATCCGTTAACAAAAACGTGTGTGCGACAGTCATGACGAACAACCTAAACATGTCAGTACGCTTTCGTCACACCGTTAACCCAAGCATTAGTAGCGGCAATCGTCGAGGTCGGCAAGTTTGCGCCGAAGCGGACAATCAGGCTGTAGATTTTGCCGTTGAGAAATCCGGTAGCAGTAGCCTGCCTTCCGACATATAATATCTGCGAACCAAAACTTGTAAGGCCGCTATCCGTAGCGGAGCCAACGGCTGTAACAACACCATTTTCTCTAAGGGAAATCTCACTAGCCCCCGTTACTGCGGCGTCATACAGAGTTGAGAATACAGCTGTATACGGAACAACTTTTGTAACTGCCGATGTTTGATTAGCTCCTGATCCAAATAACATGGCGCGGTAAGCGTCCGTCGAACCTGAACCAGTAAGAATACGCATCATGGCATCGGTCGCCGTAGTAGTCGTATCGCCAAACTGCCATACAGGACTATTGTTTGACCTTGGAGTTTCTGCTCTGACCCCAGCAAACATCTGTGCTTTAACTCCAACGCCGGGGTTGATAGTTCCCGTGGCGAGAAAGTCGTTTGATCCATCAAAACGCAGGTACAGCGGGAAGCCCGTGGTGTCGTAGTCGGTGCTGGTAGTAACGCGTTGGTAGGCGGGGAGACCGACGCCGGTATTAGTGACGCGAAGGTCCGCAGACGTTACTGACCCAGATACCGTTAGAGTTAACGTACCTGCCGTGCATACCAGCGAGTTTGACCCTGCGCTATATACGCCGACATTTGTCCCTGATGTCGTGATTGTACCGGCACCGCTAAAAGCAAGCGTGTATGTTGCTGCGGCTGTCGTAACGTTTTGCGTAGCCAATACCGCAGTATCTAAAAGCAAATTTACTCTGGCACTCAGCATGGGGCGCGAGGCGGCTGTAGCTTGCGTGGCGTTATTTCCCCGCCCCGATTGGTCAAGGATAAGGCCCACCGACTGCTCAACCGCAGTGACGGGCGTGGTCCCTGCGCTGTCTTGAAACATCGTAGATAGGTTGCTCGGGTCGTACCATGCGCCCTGTTCGCCCGCTGCAAACAGCGAGGAGGGAGAAAACGCTTGGCCCACCGATAGCATCGTCACGCCGTAACTGGGCTGGTAATAGTTCAGATACCGCTTGATGCGGTCGCCGCCATCAAAACCAGCCGGAAAACGGATCATGCGTAATAGGACACGTTAAGCGTTGCAGAAGCCGTCTGCTGGATGAAACGGACAGCCTTGAGATCGCCGTCGTAAGACAGAGACACGCCGGTCGCCAGCGGCATTCCAACAGAAGCTGTTGGCGCCGTGCCGTCATCGCGCCAGCGAACATCCTGCGTTTCAGCCACGATCAGCGCCAGAGTAGCCCCGACCGGAACGGTCAGCGCGGTGGAAGCCGAAAGGCTGGTAATCTGCTGGTAGCCAAGGCACTGCGTTGTGGTTTTAAGGCCCATGATAGCCTCCTTATGCGAGGAACTTGAGTTTGTAAATCGTAGTATAGTACAACCCTACGATCTCGTCGATAACGTTCTGAAGCGGCGTACATTCCTTATCTACGACTTTATACCGAATGTCTTCAATTTCTGTCGCCTGCCGCTCAAGAAATTCCAGCACGTTGTTCGACTTGTCAGCCGACATCAGCATGACCGGCCCGATCAAGCCGTACTTGCCTTGGTACATCTCCGCGAACTTGTCGGCCAAGTCGATGATTTCGTCGTAGAACCCGCCAAGCGCCTGGTGCTTGGCGAACGACCGCGTGTTGAGGTGCGCCGAATGCGTAATGTCGCGCGCAAGGAACAGCATACCGATAAACTTGTCGCAGCTCATACAAGGGCTCCTTGAGGCGGCATTTCAGGCGGCATTTCAGGTGGCAGCGGCATCTGGCGTTCGGACGGCTGCGGCATCGTCGGGCGTCCGTTCGAGATGTCGCCCGTCTCAATGGCCGCCGCGATAGTGCCCATGACAATGTCTTGGATCTGGTCGGGCGTCATGGCGTTCTGGACCGCCGAAATGCGCTTTGTCTCGGCGTCATACGCCTTGATCTGCATCTCCTGCGCTTCCATCGAGTTCTGGATGTTGTCGATCAGGCCCATGGTCTGGTTCAACTGCTGGGTCAGCGCCTCGATCATCTGCTGGGCCGATTGCAGTTCCGGCGACTTGTCGTCCTCGGCCAGCACCTTCGGGTCAAGGATCTTGCGGAAGCGATCCGACATCTCCTGCGCGCCCGGCCAGTCCATGTTCTTGATGAACAGGTCGCCCGCCACCTGCCACAACTGCGGGCTGGTCTGGAGGATGTTGGCCATGGCCTCGACGGCCTCCTGGCGCTTGGTCAGGTAGCTTGGGCCGGTCGTAATGACGACATCGTAGATGCCGACCGTCGGGTTGTAGATTTTCTCGATGACGTTGCCAGCAGCGTCCTGAATGGCCCGCACGGCCTCGGGCTGCTGCGGGTTGATCTTGGCCATGCCGACCTCGCCGTCAACGCCGATGATGCGCGCGATGCGCTCGGTGTCGTAGACCTTCGGGATCAGATCGACAAGCTGGCGCGTGATGTGGCGGATGGCGCGGCCCAGATTGTCAACGTAGTGGTAGGTGCCGGTGTCGCCCTCCTGCACGCGCGCAAGGATGGCCTTGCCAGAGCGTTCGTTGCCCTGCTGGCCAAGGCTGGCGTTGTACTGGCCGGTTGTGGACTTGATGTCCTCGGCAGCGCCCATCTTGGCTTGGATGAGGCCCGTCTGCGCCATTGGCGGCTGAGAACGCTGCGGGAGAGGCAGGACATTTCCCGCGCCGTCGGTCACATCCGGGTTCACTTCGAGGTACGGCCAGTTCGTCGTGTTGGCCGTCTTCCACTGCATCTCGTAGCCTTCGAACTGGCCGCCATAGGCAACGAAGGGTGCCTTGGGCGCCAAGGCCAGCATCTCGGCCTCCTGGCTGGTCCAGTAGTTGTACATGCGCTGCGCGTCCTTCGCGTTGCGCACAAGGCCGGACACGAAGAGCCGTCCGTCCACCTCAAACTCGTTGCCGACGACCCGCACGACCGGGATGTACTTACCCAGCCACTCGCGCTCGTCCAGCACCTCGTAGCCGTTGGTCTTGACCCACATGACCTTGCGGCGGTCAACGACGCGGGTGCGCACCGGCTTCTCGAACATGGCCTTGAGTTGCGCGTCTTGCGGCGAACCTTTGAAGGCCGTGACGTTGCCGGGGTAGAGGTTCAGCGTAGCCTTCTGGTGGTCGAGGTAGAAATACTCCGCAATGCGGACGGTGTTCTCGCTGATCCACTGGCTCATGGACTGGTCGCCAATGCCCGTCGCCATGATCGAACTGATCGGCTGGGCGTCGGGGAACATCCGTTCGTACTCGGCCTTCAGCAGGTCTTCGGTGATGAAGCACCACTGCGCGTCGGACCCGCACGGGTCCTGGATGGTCGGGTCCATATAGACGCTGAACGAGTTCCGCACGCGCCCGATGCGCAGATCCTGATCGAAGCTGTCCTCGCGGGCGTACTCGGTCAAAAGGCGGATGTAGCCTTCGCCGTAAGTGACCTGGTTGTCGCACGCAGTGTCATAGGCCACGTCAGCGTCCGACATGTACTCAATGTGGCGGATGATGCCGTCGAAGACCTCGGCCACCGCCACGTCGGCGTTGTCGTCAGCCGGGATGACCTTGCCGCTGGGCCGGTTCTGGCGCTGCTGGTTGGTCACCTGCCGAACGTGCTGCGGCAGCTTGTTGATGGTCAGGCAAGGCCGCGCGTTGATGGTCTGGCCCTGCACCGAGCCGCGAGTTGCCAGCACGTCGGCTGGCCACTGCCACTGGTTGTCGGGCGAGCCCGCCATAAAGCGCAGGTCGTCCAGTTCGTCCTCGCGGCTCTCGCTGTACGCCGAAATGGCCATCGTAAAGCGCGACCGCATGGTCGAGAGCATGTCGCTCTTGTCCGTGCCGCCGTTGGCGACCTTGGCCGCGCCTTTCAGACCGTCATCAATCATTTATTTACCGGGAAACCTAGAGTTGGTTGAGCGACTTGCGTTAGACGTAGCTGTCCGATTACCCGTCATGCTTGACACGTTGCGGCCGCTGCTGTCCTTGCGCGGGCCAGCCACGCCGCTTTTTTCCATCGCGTTACGCTGCATTTGTTGGTAGGCTGTACCCCCAGTTTTTGTCGCAACGCCCGCCTTGGTAACGGTTGAGCCAGTCGTCTTACCGCTGGTAAAGCCCGTTGTGTTGCCCGTTGCGCGATTGACCGCCATGCGGGCGGGCGCGGTGGCTTTTGCACTGACAGGCGTAACGCGCTCAGAAACGGTCGTGCGAATAACCTGCGCGGTCTTGGGCTTGGCTTTAGGCTTGGGTGCAACTTGTGCAGCACGCTGTTTCATCTGAGCCAACTGCTGCCTGCTATACTCGTCCATGCGCAGGCCAACGGGCTTTACGGGTCCAATCGGTTTGCTGTACTTTATGCCAAAGGGGCCAAAACCGCCCGACAATTTGCTCTTCGGCTGCGTGCTTCCCTGAAAGTCGCCTTTGCGGGCGCCGGTGTTGGGAATTTGACCGCGGTCCGATTTATATGCGACAGTACGTTTCTCAGCCATCCTATTTGCCCTTCTTGCCCTGCGCCTTGCGCTTCATCGCGTAAGCGATGGCCACAGACTGCTTCTGCGGCTTGCCTGCGGCCATTTCGGTCTTGATGTTCTTGCGGAACGCGCCCTTGGAGGCAGATTTCACGAGAGGCATGTCACTTGTCCTTTCTGGAGCCCTTGACGCGCTTCATGCCGGGCAGTCCGCCGTAGCTGGACAGTGACCGCTGTGCGGTTTTGGCTGATTTCTTGAAGTCGGCGGCAGTCGGAGCGCCTTTTGCACCGACTTTCCGCATCTTTTCGCCAGATCCGGCGGCGATACGAGCGCGTTTGGCGTTGATGTTGGCGTAAAGTCCGGGTTTCTTGGCCATTTCAGCACTTCCAACGTCGCATTGAGGCTTTTGCCCGTTCAGCGTTCTTCGATTTGGCAACTACACCGCCCATTCTTGCGCAGAAACTGGCCTTCCGGCCCTTGTCCGCCGCCGTCTTGGGGGTGGGCGCGGGCGGCTTGAGCTTGGAGCCCGTCGCCCGGTTGTACTTGGCACGTCCCTTGGCCGTCAGCCCAGCGCCCTTGGCAACGGAAAGCTTTTCGCCCCGTCCTACCGACAGCGATACGCCTGTGCGTGCCATCACGATCCTAGCCAAGAAGTTGAAACACTTGACTGACCATAAGCCTTGCGCGGCGTCCTGTCAACGCGCTCGCTTCTGGAGGCCACGGGGAACGCGAATGTAACGGCTATCGCGTCCGCGGCGTCGGGGCTTGCGAGCCCACGGGCTTTCATCTCCTTCTTGCCTTCGAGGAAGATCGTGCCCTTGCTGTCCGGCTTCATCAGCGGCGAGATCAGGTCGGTCTTCAGCACCCGGTCGGGTGGGATTGACGCGGTTTTCAGCCATTCGCGCATGGCTCCCCACATCTCAGCCCGCTTGTTGCCGTACATGACCGGCTTGGATGACTTGGACCCAAAGTTGACCCCCTTGACCTTGTACCGCTGCTCCTTCAGGCGGTCCACGACGCCCGCCCCCAGCCCGCCCTCGTCGATCACGACCATGGTGGGCGTAAACTCCTCGATGGCCTCAATGACGCGGCCTACGACTTCCATGGTGTCGTCACCGCGGTAGCGGCGGATTGCGACAATGTCTCTGCCTTGCCGTACCGCGATAACTGTAGCATCGGCACCGAAGCGTGCCGGGTCCACGCCGAGGATAACCGGAGCAGAGGTGTCCTTATGGCGGGGTCGCTCCATGGCGTCGTCGACGAGATGGATCGGGATGAACTGGTCATCTCCAGCCGAGGGAAACTCACCGTAGACCTCAACATGCGCTTGAACGCTGTCTGGCCCGTACTCAAGGATGATCTGCTCATAGACGGCCTTGTCTGTTCCTTCGACCGTGCGGGCGTCCACGGTCTTGTTGCGCCAGAAGTCCCGCTTGGCGTTGAACGCCTCGTAGAAGTAGCCCGTGTTGCGGCGGGGGTTGGAGAACGCCATCCAGAAGCGGTTTGGCGTGTTCTCGGTGAAGAAGCCCGCTGCCACCTGCCAGATGCTGTCGGAGATACCGCTGGATTCGTCGAACACCAGCAGCACGCCATCAAAGTTGTGAACGCCTGCGTAGGCGTCCGGGTTCTCTTCCGACCACAACCGCCCCTCAACGCCCCAGTAGCGCGTGCCCTTCTTCAGGTCGCGCTCGACCAGTTCGGCCAGCCACTTGGCGGGCATGACACGGGTGGCCGAGACCTCAAACCAGTGTGAGTTGAGTGATAGTGCCAGCCACTTGGTGATCTCGGCCCAGGTGATCGACCGAAGCTGCGTCTCGGAGTTGGCTGACACGATGGTGCTGGACCCGATCCGGGTGGACAACATCCAGATGACAAGCCAACTGACCAGCGCCGACTTGCCGATGCCGCGACCGGAGCTAACGGCCATGCGGAACACCTCGAAGTCGATCTTGCCGCCGTTTGCGCGGATGTGGTCGGCCAGGTCGCGCAGCACCTCGCGCTGCCACTTGCGCGGGCCAGAGAAGTTCTCCAACGGCGTGCCGGGCTGCCCCCACGGGAACAGGTACAGAACGAACTTCAGCGGATCGTCCTTGAGGCTGGGCGACCATAACGTCGCCATCAGCGACTGTTCGTCTTCAGCGGTGTAGACGGGCGTCTGCAATGGCCGGGGTGTCCTCTGCGGTCATGTCTGTAGCGATGAGGGTAATCACGCGCCGTTGCGCCTCCTCCAGCGCTGCGGTGATGCTGATCTTCTGCTCGATGTTGACCTCGACGGCCTGCTTGGCCACCCAGCCGTGGGCGTACCTCAGCATCTCAGTCGCCGCCTTGGTGTCGCCCGCTGCGGCCGCATCATACAGGGTGGTGGCCATGACGCGCTCGCCGTCGGCGCGGCCCTTCTGTTCGGCGTACTCCGCGATGGGGTCAGCCTGGCACAGGCGGCGGTACTCTTGTGGGGTCATGCCCGCAGCCAGTGCCAGACTGTCGCCCTTCAGCCCCAGTTTTGCCGCCGCATAGATAGCCTCCAGACGCGCCTCGGTGGCGGTCAGTGCGCGCGGCTCGTAGGGAAGGGAGTGGAAGGTCACTTCTTTTTAGCGGGCTTCTGCGCAGCGCGCTGCTTAAGTGATTTTACGGGGTTTCTCGTAACACGGGGTATGGGGCCTGTACCCGGGTCGGCGCGGACGCCGCGCGCGGTAGCACGTTCGCGGTCTGCGGTTTCAGAATAGGCTTCGCGCGACATGTTTTTAAAGCGCGCGCGCAACTCCGCTTTAGTGCGCAACGGCAACTGTTGCCCGGCCCAAGTTTTAGCTGAAACCAAAGGTTTCTTGGTGCCGGGATTGCGAATGGAACCTTTAGGCATGGCGAGTTCTCCGGTGAGTTCCGCGCAGCATAGCGCGATTGTACGGCTACGGCAAGTGCAACAAGTTGTGTTGCAGTTTGGCTTTGAAAAAAATTTGTCTGCAAAAAAATTTGTCTGCGGACGCTGGCTACAGCAGCAGCGCGGCGCTCGGCCCTGTCCCCCCCCCTCCCTTCGCACTCGCAGCAAAATGCTGCACTGCACACTGAATGAACGTTCAGTCAACTTCGTATTGAATGAACGTTCAGTCAATAGCGCGGCGGCAAGCGCCTGGCGGCCGCGTGCCGTGGCCAATGGGCGATCGACAGCCGGGCGATCGACAGCCGGGCGATCGACAGCCAGAGCGGATAACTTGCCGTCACGTAACTGTGGGGTAATATGGGCAATTCGCGTTTTCAGCGCCGCCCTAATGATATCAATGGGTTAGCTAGTTTATGGGCAAGATGGGCAATTTGGGCAGTCACTTTTTAATCGGTCCGGCTCTAACTAAGGCAGCCATTTCCAGACTAGTACTATATTCCTAATTTTATAGTTCATCTGGTATATAGGAAATGATAACCCATACTGCCCATATGCCGATGGTATAAGGGTTTTAGGCCCGGCGACAACCGCCCCAAACGCTACCCCAACGCTGCCCCAACGCTGCCCCAAAACGAAAACGCCGGGCAATCGCCCGGCGTTTCAAACTACGGCTATAGCCGTAGCACGTCCTATGCCAGCACGTCAAGCCGCCGTGGCGAAGCGCTTTGCCGTTGTGCCATGCGCCATGATGACAATCGACGCGCGCGCGCGTGCCGACGTTCCGCCGCAAGCGCGGCAATCGCTGCAGGTCGTCCGTTTGCCAGCTTCCTCCGACGCCGGGCACACTACTTCGGCGCCCGTCATGACGGGCGCGGCCGCAGCACGCACGCGGAAAGTCCGCCAGCCGCTCGAGCGCGCTTCGGTCGCTTGTGCCTCACTATCGACACTAGCCATGCACAGCGCCGCGAATTGCGGGAAGTCACGCCATTGGTGAGTGTAGCCATTGCGGGCCCGCACGAGCTGAGTGGCATGCTGCCAAACGCGGAACGGCGCCGCGGCCGGATCGCCATAGGATCCAAGCCGGAAAATGCTATCGGCGAAAAGATCCGGAAGCAGGCTAACGTCATAATCGACGTGAGGCTGGGCGTAACGGCCGCGCTTGTATGCGCCGAACACGGATTCGACGGAACGGCCGATATTGACGTAACAGCTTCCGGCATTGCTAGGGCGATGGGGACAATGGCCACAAATGCTGAAATCATAACCAAGCCGCGCGGCATCCAGCGGCCGCATGTCTTGACGCAGGATGAACGTCTGCACCATTGCGCCCGTTTTGACGTTGTCACTGTCCGAAACAATCCGATTTGCAATCACAACAATGGGCGCGCCATCAATCAATGATGGCCCTTGGTACAGAATAACTCCGCAATAGGTGCCGCGCTTTAGCGCGCGGATCATGTCGTTAGCTGTCTTAATCATAGTGTCGTTTCCCTCACATTAGTGTTTCAATGTGAACAAGTATTGCATAGGCCAAACATCATTGCAATATATTTCTTTACAGCCTACCGCATGACGTGATAGTGTCCACATTGTCAACCAAACGTGAGGAAACGACAATGGCAATCGATAAGGAAACACTACGCCGCGAATATATCGCCTTGATAGGTTATGATCCGTTCGAGGATGACCCGACAATGACGGCCGACGAAGTCGGGGAAATCATTGCGGATTACAAGCACAATGTCGCGCTGTACGGCGACGTTACCGACGGCGGTTTCGGTCCTTATGTGCCCGACCGGGCGCAAACGCGCGCCGACATCGATTGCGAGCCCGATGCGTATCCCGGCTGGCATAGCATGCAATCGGCCGCACGCGACAGCTGGTAACGGTATAACAACGGTCTACCGATTGCCGCGCCAAAAGCGCGGCGATCTTTTTTCATGCACGCTGTAAAATAATGTTTGACACTGCCCTACAAATCGTTCATAACTATTCACGTCAACAAGGGAACACGGAAATGGAAACGACGATCACGACACGGGCCGGACAAAAAATCACCGGAATCTTCACCTCCTACACAGCCGAAACGGACACGGTCCAAGTGACCAAGGGCAAGTGGAAGGGAAAGCACCTCCTGATCAAGAAAGCGGACAGGGAATAGAGAGAGGGGCCCCGGCCCCTCCACCTATCAATTAAGAGGAAACGACAATGCTAAACGATACACTGTACCTTGCCGCGCAGCTTGCCAAAGTAGCGGCGCTTGTGCTCACCGGTTATGCGTTTGCTTATGCCGGTATGCTGCTAGGCTAGGATCTAGCAGGCCGGTGAAATTTCACCGGCCTGCTAGATCCTAAACCCTAAACGAAAGGACACTAGCCTATGCTACTCGCAACTGACCTGCTCAAGGCCGCCCTTGTGTGCGCTTCCAATGAAGAAAGCCGTTACTATCTCCGCGGCGTCCACCTGACCACGTCCGGTCACATGGTGACCACGGACGGGCACCGGATGTTTGTCGCGCGCTTGGCTGAACGGCCGACGGCCGACGTGATCGTACCCTATGACGCGGTTGCCGCGGCGCTCAAGATGGCGGGCGCGCGCTGTAAAGAGATCGAAATTGACCTGGCCGCCAATCGGATTGGTCAGATACAGTTCACGCCGGTGGATGGCACGTTCCCCGATTGGCGCCGCGTGGTGCCGACGGGCGAGGAAACACCCTCGACCAAGCCAGAGCTGAACGACGGGCCGGAGCATGTCCATTTCAATCACGCCTATATCGGCGACTTTGCAAAGATGGGTAAGCTGCTAGGCGGCCCGTCCATGCTGCACCCGGTCAGCGCAAGCCATCCCGCCCTCGTGACGTTTGGCGAGCGCGCCGATTGTTTCGGCGTCCTCATACCCATGCGCCGCACGGTTGACCGTTCCGCCGTGCTCACACGCAACATTGTGATGGCGGGCTGACAAACAATCCCTTGACGGGCGGCCAATGCCGCCCGTAATCTATCCACGTTAAGCAACAAAAGAGGAAAACATGTCTTACTGCTACATCCCCGTGACCATCACCATCTGGAAAGGCGACGTGTGCTTGTTCGAAGCCGATTGTGAGGCCAAGTGCGAGTACAGTCTGCCGGACGGCCCGGGCGGCCCCGTCGATTGGGACGTGACGGCGTTTCATTTTGCGGACAAGCGCGCGGACGGCTCGCACGTCTACGCGGAAATACACCGGACTGAGCCGCTATTCGGCGTCCTGTATGCTGACATTGACCGCGAATGGATCGACACCCAGTTGCGTGAGGCGCTCGCGCAGGACGGTATCTGTAACCTCTACATGGACCCGGACCTATGACGCGGCCACTGTACGACGCCCGCGGCATGGTGCCGGACCCGCAACGCCTGGACGACGCGCGGCACGTCACGCGCGACCCCGTGACCGATGAAGTATCGTGGCCGCCGACGCGCATGGCGGCCATCCTGCGTGAACTCAAGCTGATAGATGAAAAGGACCTCGACCATGACACATGATTTCACCTACCTGAACCAACTGCCGGTGCAGGATCTTATCGACCGCGCCGCGCGCGGCAACTGGACCGGCCCTGAGGCGCACATGATCCGCGCGCTTGTAGACCGTTTGGAGGAGCACATTGACGCCGCCGCCGAATATGACCGGCTGAACGACGAATTGATAGACGCGAACCAGCGCGCGGAATCCTGGCGGGAGGAAGCGCAAGCGGTTCAGCGCCAGCTTGACCGGGTGCGCGGTTGAACGCAGATCCAGCCTATTGGGCCGCCAACGTCGCGCCACTCGACGACGCAACGCTGTTGCGCTTCATTGACGCGGTGGAGGCCCGCCGCGACAAGTACCAAGTCGCCCTTGCGGCCGCACTGGCGGAAGGCCGCCGCCGCAACTTGATACCAAACGAAAAAGACCCGGCAGTTATGCCGGGTCCAGTCACAGGGAGGAGGAAAACGTGAGAACCATACGCCGCAATTCGGTAGACGTAAAGGCCCATATTGAGCACCTATGGGAGGACCGGTGCGCCTACGTCGCCGCTCAGATCCGCCGCTATCCAATCGCCGCGGTGCTGGCCGCCGTCGCCAATGCCCACGGCTACGGCGTCACGGCGCTACGGTCCAAGGCCCGCACGCGGCACCTGGCAATGGCCCGGCACCACGCCGTGTGGGAGCTTCGGCGCCGACGGCTCGATATGTCCTTCCAGCAGATCGCCGCGGAGCTGGACCGGATCAATCACGCGACGGCGCTGCACTCATGGCAGACCTTTTGCGAGATGGTGCGGCGCGGCGAGTATGTTGCGGCCCGCGCGGCCGTGGCAACAGAACTGGGCGACGAGGCATGATCTACGTCGCCGCCCTTGTGCTTGCGGCCCTAGTCGCCGCCTGGCTCGATCTGTAGCCTACTTGACCAGCTTCAATCCCGGCTCCGGCGGCTGTTCCAGCATCCGCCGGATTTCACTTTTGGTGTACAGCTTCAGCATGTCGGGCCGCGCCCAGATGTTCTTCTTGGTCTGGTACTCAGCCGACTTGACCGCGCCCAGATCCTCCCAGCCCGCCTCTTTCAGTGCGTGCAGGATCGCCGCCGTCGGGATCTTGACGTTACCTGGCGAGCCTAGCTGCAACGTGTTGGCCAGCTTATGCCACGGCCCAGCGACATAGCCCGCCGCGAACTCGGGCGATGGCCGCTCGATCTGCTCGACAATGTAGCTTTCGGCCATGCTGCGGCCGTTCTCGATCAGGCGCGTGCGGTAGTCTGTCCACGGCGGCATGGCGGCCGGGTTGAACGCCGACACGTCACGCTCTTTCAGCCATCGCGCGATGGCCACAAGGCCGCCCTCTTTCTTGTACCAGTCCCAAAGCCGTTTCGCTTCCGGCTTGGTCATGCGCGGCGCGTGCGACCAGAGACAGAACCAGCGCCGGTCCTGCGTCGGCAGCGTGATCGGCACCGGGTCATTGGTGAACGCCAGCACCATGAGCCGGTTGACCATGTCGTATGGATGCAGGCCCTTGCGCTCGATAGGTAATGTGTCGGGCGGGGCCGCGATGATCGGTTTGAGCTTATTGGACAGTGACCGGCGCTGCGACGCTTCCGGTTCCTTCAACTCGTTCAGGATCAGGATTTCGCTTTCCAGCGCATAGCCCCAGCGCGAATTGATGCCGTCGGCGTCAACAAGGCCGCGGTTGCGCAGGTCCGGCCCGCAGACGGACCAGATGAAGGGGAACCAGAGCGTGTCCTTGCCGCAGCCCTCGTCGCCGCCGTGCAGGACCGCATGGTTGATCTTGACCTCGGGATGCTGAAGCTTGAACGCCATCACGTCGAAGACGTGCTCCCGCTCGACCGGATCAGGGATCAGCAACTCGGCATGGGCCAGCCACGGTGAAATTTCACTGGCCGCAGGACCGGACAGGTCGGGCCGCGCGTTCACCCAGCGGTTGCCGTACACGTCGCCGTTCTTGGCAACCAGCACGCTCTCGCCCGCCGCATAGGTCATGCCGCGCAGCACGCGGCTCCCAGCGCCTTGGCGGTTCTCGTCAAAGCATATCGACGCCTCGACGCGGCGCGCAGTGTGGACCGACTTGCACTCGACGTGCCGGAATATGGCGTTGAACGACGACCGCGACAGTTCCTGCCGGTCGATCATGTCGAAATAGCTGTCATCCTCAACGACATAGGCAAAGCGGCCGAACCAGTCCCGCTTGGTCAACCGCCCCAGTTCCTTGCGTTCGACCTCAGCCACGACCGTTGCCGCGGTGTCTGGAAACGTCTGCGTGGGCCGGATCGTATCGGCCACCATGGCCATGCGCTCGGCCACCAACTCCTCGCGGAAACCCGGCGTGACCTTCGGGCCGCCCTGCTCGGCCACCCAAGAGAGGAATGCGCTGCTGTCGAGGTGCTCGCAATGGCCATGATAGCAGCAGAACGCCCGGTTGACCGGCGAGTAGCGGCCCTCGATCTGGCCGTCCGTGTGCTCGTGATTGTTAGGGCAGACGACGCCGCACCAGCCCTCGGCGTTGACGTTGGAGAGCACCAGCCCGGCGTCCGAGAGCCAACGCAGCACGCTGTCGCTGCCGGTGTCGCGGATCTTGATGGTCAGCAGCCCCGCACCTTCCGCCTCGCCCGGCGTGACGCCCAGCGCCTCGCAGATGGCGGGCAGCGTGAACTCGCGGCCCGGGTGAAATTTCACCAGCCGCGCCTTGAACCCGTCTGCACCCGGCTTCTGGTTGACCGCGCCCGGCAGGCGGCAGTTGCGCACGGCGTTGGTGGCACCTGGGTCCGTGTAGCCTGCGGCCGCAATGGCCGTGATGGCCGCGACGTACTCGCCCTTGGTCGGCTGCTCGCGGAACGCATAGCCCCACTGGTAGTTGCCGGGCGATGTCTCGACGATCCACGTCGGCTCTAGCGGCGGCTCCTTGGACTTCGTGCCGATGTCGTCCAGCATCATGAACAGGACGTACTCGCAGTTGGCGTTGGACGCCGACACCCTGCCGTCCTTGAAACGGTCGAGAATGAACGCGCCCGTGTTGATGAACCAACTCTGCCCGTCCTTGATGCGCGCGATGTCCGGCAGGAACGCGGGCCAAGTGTACTTGGGCGTGCCGTCCTTGTGTGTCGCCTGCTGGCCGTCATACATCACGGCCTTCTGGCGCACGATCAGCGCCGTCTCGCCGTCCGGTGCTAGGCCGGTCAGGTAGTCCAGAAATTCCGACATGTTTTCCTCTTTCTTGTCGCTATTTCAGTGTGCGGAATGCGATGGCGTTTCTCACGGTTCTCACACGCGCTCGCACGCGGTTGCCGTCGTTGCCACTCTTGACGACCCATCCCTTGGCCGTTCTTCCTACGATCACGCCAACGTGATTACGCCAAACGACGATGGCGCCGATCCGCGCCCGCGTTGGACGGCCAATCTTGGCCCAGTTCCGCGCCCGCCACAGATCCTTGCGGTGCGGCATTCCGAAATAGTGGGCCAGATAGCAGCCGCACCAGCGTGACGGGCAGCCCCTCGGCTGACCAGGCTCGCGGGCCTCGACGTTGCCAGCGGAGATCAACAGCGCGGCCAGCGCCGCAAGCAGAACGTTCTTCATGGATCACCTCACTTGCCGTATCGTTGCATCACCTTGCCGCTGGCCCCTAGAGGGAGGCCGTCAGCCCAAGCGGGAGGAGTGACCATAACAGCCCGCATCGCGGCTGCCAATTCTTCTGATTTATCTGTATCAATCTCGGCTACAATTTCGTCATGGACGTGCAGCACGACTTCGACGCCCGCGGCGTCCAGTTCACGCAGCGCCTCGCGCAGGATGTCGTTGGCGGTGGCCTGCACGATGTTCTCGCACGCCAGCCCTTTCCAGAGCCGCGCACGCGGCCACTCCTTCGCGTCCGCTGCGGGCTTCCACGACGCCTTGGCGTAGGACACGCCGTCTTCCTCGAAGCGCGCGTAGGGGTAACAGAGCACGCGACCTGACGGCAGCGCATACCAGAGATGCTCGCCCTGCATCATGTACTGGACGCGGCCCGCCTTGAACACCTCGCCGGGCCGCCGGATGGCGCGCGTATAGGCGTGCTCCAGATCCGACCAGAACGGCACGGCCCACGGGTTGGCGCGACGCCACAGATCGACCGTGCGCCTCGCCTCGCTCTCGGGCATATGGACGCCGTAGACGCGGCCCATGGCGCTGAACGCGCCCACGCCGCCGCCGAACCCGCAAGCGAGAACTGCAACTTTCCCGAGCTGGCGCTGCTCGTCGGTGACGGCGGCCTCGTCCACGTTGAACATGCGCGAGGCCACGGCGACGTAGATGTCGCGGCCTTCGCGGAACACGTCCAGCGTCTCCTCGCCGTGCATTGACAGCCACGGCGTGACGCGGGCCTCGATCTGGGCGTAGTCGAACACGGCGAAGGACTTGCCTTCGGCAGGGATCAGCGCCGGGCGCAGCATCGACTTGAGCACGTCGGTGACGCGCTTGCCGAACTCAGGCACGATCTGGTGCCCGCGCACCAGCGCCTGGCGGGCTAGTTCAGGATCTCGGGCGCACTTTCGAGGGAAGTTGTGAACCTGCAATCCGTAGCTTGACGCTCGGCCTGTAGCTGAACCGCCCGCGAATACAAAAGCACCCCTGACGCGACTGTCGAGATCATCTGAGAGCGATGCAGCTCGCTCAAACTTCGCCACGGACGATGCCCAGAGATCGTCCGCGCACTGCACCACTTCAGCGACTTCCGGGGGTACTTCATCAGGGTTCTCCATTGCCAAGAGGTTACCGCGCACGGTCTTGTCGATGCTAGCCTTTTGCACGCCGTCCTTCCAGACCATCATCATGGCCTTGGCCTGCGGCCCGACGCGCTCCAGCACCCACTCGCGCATACGGGGGCTGCGCACGCTGGTGAGCCCGGTGATCTCGCGGAAGATCGTCTCGATCTCGTCCTGCTCGGCAGCGGCGTACTTGACGGCGGCTTGGGCCAGCGGACGGTCGAGGCGCACGCCCCGGTCGTTGATGCGCTCGTTGACGTGATAGTCGAGCAACTCCTCATCCGTCAGGCCGCGCATGGCCTTGGAGAAGGCCCGCATGGCCCGCACGTCCTGCTCGCAATACTCAATCATCTCCTGCATCAGCCCGGCGTCCTCGCGGAACGCGCCGTTGCCCTGCGGGATCGACAGCGCCCGCACCAGCGCCGCACCGCGGTGATCCTTCTTCATGCCGACCCCTGCGAAGCGGCCCACGTCCTCTAGGCTGCCCGGCGCGCAGTTGGCGCGGGCCTGAGCCGCAGTGCAGTAGAACCGCTCTAGAGCGGGCTCCGGTACGCCAAAGTCAGGACAGATGACGTACCAGAAGATCAGCCGTTCAAAGGCGGCGTTGTGCGCGCGGATCTGCACGCCAGAAAGAATTGCCGCCGAAACTTTCTGCGGAAAGGACTGGTCGGGCGTCCACGTCTGCACGTCCTCGTCGTCGAAGGCGTAGGACATGCAGAGCACTTGTGTGGAGGGGTCTTGGGCGTAGTTGTACACGCCCCGGCTCGGCAGGTCGCAGCGCGAGCGGGTTTCAAAATCGCAATAGAGCATGGTGTGAACGCGGCGGGCTGCCGGGTGGGTTAAGCAGCCCGCCGCTCTCCCTTAGCCCGCGCGACGACGACGCGTCGGCGCGGCTTCGGTGGCCGGGACGGCGTCAGCAGGAGGGGCATCGTCCTGCTTGCCGTCCAGACCCAACCAGCCCACGATGTCGAACACGGGCGTGAAGATACGGCCGTATGACTTGTGGGTATAGTGGTCCTTCTTCAGCTTCACCGTCGGCACCGGCTTGGCCTGATCGGCCTCGACCTGCGCGGCGATGTCAAGGGCCAGCTTCTGCACGGCACGCTTGCCGCCGACGCTGGTCACGCTGTAGCGCACCTCAAGCCCTTCGTCCTCGCCGGACAGGCACTTGAGGCCCATGCCGACCTGAAGCTCCCAGCCGCGCTTGGCCTGCGGCGGCGCCGGATCGACTTCCGGCAGCGGCTCGTTGACCGGCACCATCTTCTCGGCCAGCACCTCGCCATCGCCCCAGGCGATGTAGCCGTGCACGAACGAGAACGGGTTGACGGCCCAGGTGCTGCCGTCCTCGACCTCGGTCTGGTCAGCGCCGAACACCCAGTGCCCGGTCTTGTCCATCTTGAGGATCGCCACGCCGTCGGAACCGCCGACGCTCGCATCGAGCGAGCGCAGCGCCTGCGACAGGTTCTGGACGGAGGGAAGGTTGGCCTTAGAAAACACGATAGCGTTCATCTTATTGTCCTTTCTAGACAAGTTTACCAAGGGCAGCAGCAAGATGCTTGCCGACCTGCAACGACGCCGGGCGCGGATCATCCGCGGTTGCCAGCGTGTCACCCGATGAGACGGCGGTGATGAGCCCTTCCGGCATGGCGATCTTGTGCTTCTTCAGCACCTTTTCGATTTGCGCCGGGCTCTTCAACTCCGTCAATTCCGTAGCACTACACCCTGCTTCGGTGAGTGCTGTCAATGCCGTCTGTTCATTCACCCACTGGCGGGTGGCCCGCTTCGGCACCAGCTTCCAGCCCGGCACCTCAACACCCGCCTCCAGCAGTTCGACCGCCATCTCGCGGGCGTCCCTGATCCAGCCTTCCAGCAGGTCGATGCTGGCCAAGGCCTCCGTCAGCCTGCCCACGTTGACCGCCTTGATGTTCTCGCGCTTGGCGCGCTCGACGGCACCGTTGACCAGCGGGCAGATCGACTTGGCAGCGCACCAGCGGCAGTGGTCGCCAGAGGCCAGCGGGGCGTCCGGCTGCTGGGCCGTGCGCACCGCCATGATCAGTTCCGCCTCGAAGCGGCGCACCCGGTCGAGGTCCGTCACCCAGCGGCGCACATGCGGCGGCTGCACGATGATCACCTCGACCGTCTCGACCCCCTCGAAGGCCCAGCGTGTCGCCTCGGTGCGAAGGGCGGCAGCCGTGTAGAAGAGCGCCTGCGGGTTCTCTTCAGCCTCGACAGGCACGCCATCACCAAACTTCCAGTCCAGCAGAATGCCGCGATTGCCAATCCGGCCAACAAGATCGGCGGAACCAAAAACACCAGGGAGAGCGTCACCAAAGCCCACCACCTGCTCGACCGCGTATTCCAACTGTCCATCAGGGTCGATCTCATCCAGCACCGCCAACGCGGGCAACAGCTTGCGCTCCAGCCGGTCCTCCGTCAACTCGATGCCGTTGTGCATCGTGCCGAGGAAATCTTCCGGCCGCTTGTTCATCTCCAGAATGGTGGCGATAACGTTGTGCAGCAGCGTGCCCTCGTCGGCGTAGCTGCTGGACGGCTTGGGCGGCACCTGCTGGACGAGCGCGACGCTGCCGGGGCAGTTGATCACGCGCTTGGCGGTCGAGCCGCCGACGATGGTTGAGTGTTGAGCCATTATTCATCCCCCTTGAGCTTAAGACCAAACGTCAACAAAAGATCCCGGTATTCTTGTACCGTGGCTAGCCCCACATTATGGTGGCGCAAGATTTCCTTCGCCGAGAGTTTGACTAACTCGCCGACGGTATCAATACCCAAATAGCTCATGGCGTCGTTCCGCGCGCGGGTGCTGAGATTAACCCAACGCAAACGGACGCAGTCTATGTTTACGGGCACCGTGGCAGGCGTAGCGCCCGCTGCGGGGGAGATTTTTTGACTGCGCTTCATTAGTGCTAAACGGCGCTCGGCTTGCAGTTCTTTAACCCGCGCTTTTGCCTCTGCAATCTGCAAATCAAGGTGGTAGAGATGTTCGTCCACTGTCGTCTCCTCTCGTGTGTTGAGCCCCAGCACTACAGAATTCTTGTTGACCTGTCAATGATTGTTTGATAGGTGATGGTCATGCGCGAAAAAGAAATCGAGACGTACCTCTGCAAGACCGTCGAGCGGATCGGCGGCCAAGCGTTCAAATTCACCTCGCCCATGAACCGCGGCGTCGCTGACCGGGTGGTGTGCCTGCCCAACGGCACGGTGTGGTTCATTGAGGTGAAGGCCCCCGACGGCAAGCTGACGGCGTTGCAGGAGCGTTTCGGCAGGCGCATGGCGGACCTCAAACAGAACTATGCAGTGCTCTACACGAAGGAGGAAGTGGACGAATGGTTTCGTACTATAACGAGATAGACCCCTACGCCGCGCAGTGGCTGCGCAACCTGATCGCCAATAAACTGATCGCTGACGGAGATGTCGATGAAAGATCCATTCGGGACGTGGCTGCTGCGGACCTCCGCAGTTACACCCAGTGCCACTTCTTCGCCGGTATCGGCGTCTGGTCCTACGCCCTCCGTCTTGCCGGATGGCCCGACGACCGGCCCGTCTGGACCGGCTCCTGCCCATGCCAGCCTTTCAGCGCCGCCGGACAAGGCAAGGGGTTCGACGACGACCGGCACCTCTGGCCTGCATGGTTCCGACTTATCAACGCATGCAGACCGCCCGTTATCTTCGGGGAACAAGTCGCTAGCGCCGACGTCGTCGGCAAGGCTTCGAAATCGAGAGGCCGACAGGCGGTACGGGATAGCCTATCGGATGCGGCACAGGGCGCGCGACCTGGTGCGCCACGCCGAGCATCGGGCGAACCGGAAAGAGATTTCCTTCGATCTGTGGGATCACCTTCCGGCGCTGCAGGCGAGGATCGACGCGGGCAAGTGCGAGGTGACTGGTCTGCCGCTGAATTTGAAAGGCGGCAGGACATGGGACAGTCCGTCTCTAGATCGCATCGACCCTCAGAGCGGCTACGTCTACTCGAATGTGCGGGTGGTCTGTCATGGCGTGAACAGCGCGATGGGGGATTGGGGCGAGCAGAAACTGGTCGAGATGGCGAAAGCTATCTTGGACATGCGGAGGCAGAAATCGAACGCCTTCTCGCGGGCTTTGGGCGAGAGGCTGAAGGCGAGAATACAGGACCGTGGCTCGACGCTGTATTCAATGACTTGGAACGAATTGGCTACGCCGCAGGGGCGCACGTTCTTCCGGCTTGCGGCATCGGCGCCCCGCACATCCGCCAGCGCCTCTGGTTCGTCGGAGAAAGGTTGGACGACACCGCAAGCGCACGACACGACCGGGCGCTCGCTGGGTCAGAAGGAGAAGCACGGAACGAAGCACGGCTGCGCTTGTCTGGTGAGGGACGCGGATCTGACGGCTTGGCCGACGCCCAACGCCAACGACTGGAAGGGGGCATACCAGGACGTGGAGAAGAACTTGGCGCGAACCGCGGCGGGGCATCAGGTGACAATGCAAGACGCAGCGAGACTGGCGGGCTGGCCGACGCCTGCAACGACGGACCACAAGGGCGGGTACATGGGGGGGCGCATGAGGAACGGCAAGCTCTCGACGGATCGGCTGGACGTGACGGCGCAGATTGCGGGCTGGAACACGCCAGCAGCCTCGGACGGGAACGGGGGCAAGCGCCCGCACCCGGACACGACGATGACGGGTCAGCACCCGGAGGGGCGGAAGGTGAACATGGGGCTGGCCTCGCAGGTTCACATCGGCTTCATCAAGACGGAGCCCGCCCGACTGACGGCCACTGGCGAGATGCTGACTGGCTCTTCTGCCGGGATGGAAAGTGGCGGCCAGTTGAACCCGGCACATTCCCGCTGGCTCATGGGGCTCCCGCCCGAGTGGGACGCCTGCGCGCCTACGGCAATGCCATCGTCCCGCAAGTCGCGGCAGAAGTGATCGGAGCGTACCTCGATGCCCGCCCTTAGACCATACCAGAGCCAAGCCGTAGACTTCATCTACGAACGCGACCGCAGCATGGTCCTGGCACCCGTGGGCGCGGGCAAGACGGCCATCACGCTGACCGCCATGCGCGAGTTCATGGTCAACGGCGTGGTCAAGCGGTGGCTGGTCGTCGCGCCCAAGCGCGTCTGCACCGACGTGTGGCCGGTCGAGGCCCCCAAGTGGGCACCCGACCTGACCATCGCCGTGGCGGTCGGCAACGCAGCCAAACGCCGTGCCGCCTTCGCGTCCGACGCCGCCGCGGTCGTGGTCAACTACGACGTTCTCGACGCCGTGGGCGATGACTTTGGGCGGTTCGACGGCATCGTGTTCGACGAACTGACCCGGCTCAAGAACCCGTCCGGCAAGCGGTTCAAGGCACTGCACAAGCACCTGGGCCGCTTCAACGTGCGGATCGGCCTCACCGGGTCGTTCACGTCGAACGGGCTGGAGGATGTGTTCGGGCAGTGCTTCGTGATCGACCAGACGCTGCTGGGCCGCGCCAAGGGCGCGTTCATGCAGCAGTACTTCAACCTGATCAACCGCGAGTTCAACCAGTGGGAGCCGCGCGCGAACGCGCTGCCGCAGGTCATGGCCCGCATCAAGCCCGCCACCTTCGTGCTGGAGCCGGGCGACTACAAGGACACGCTGCCGCCATGCCATATCGTCGAGATGCGGACCGACCTTGAGGACCGCAGTCCTTACGAGAAGATGAAGAAGGAGATGCTGATCGAACTGGATGGTCAGGAGATTACCGCGCTGTCGGCCGCCGCGCTGACGACCAAGCTCCAGCAGTTGGCTGGCGGCTGGGCCTACGCGACGATCCTCTGGCCCGACACGGGCCGCGGGCGCTTGGCGCAGAAGATCGCGTCATGGTACTCCTGGCACCGCTTCGAGATGCTGGACGAGATCCTCGAAGGCAACCAGCAGGACAACACCATCGTCGTCTACAACTTCGTCGAAGAACTGACGCAACTCAAGAACCGCTACCCGCACGTCTGGACGCTGGACGACGGCGCCGACGTGATCGAGCGGTGGAACCGCGGCGAGATCCGGCTGCTGGCCATCCATCCTAAGTCTGCTGGGCACGGAATTAACATACAACTAGGGGGTGCAAAAATGGTCTTTTTGTCCCTACCGTGGTCGCTAGAACTGTACGAGCAGACCATCGGGCGTATCCACCGCAGCGGCCAGACCCGCGACGTGTGGGTCTACGTCATGCTCACCAACAAGACCATCGACGAGCGCATCTGGGCCGCGCTTGCCGACAAGCGGTCCATTTCCGATCTGGCCCTTGAGGAGTTGAAAGGATGAATTGGTTTGAACTCAATGCGGTGCTGCCTCTGCGTGACGAGCGCCAGGTGCAGAAGATGCTGGAGGACGAGGTGACGAAGCACAAGCGTTCGTCGTTCATCGTCCGGCTGCACCAGCGGTACACGACGCTGCGGGCGCAGCGCGAGCGGAAGGAACTGCTGGAAAGGGCGGGGCAATGAGCGACGCAAAGATCGAAACGATGGTCATGATAACGGGTCGAGAATATGAGGCTCTCCGCGCCGAGGTCGAGCGGCTGAAGTCCGTCGAGGCAGACTACGATGACCACGAGCGGGAGATGATCGACCTTGAGGATGACAATGCCCGCCTCCGCGCCCGCGCGGAGGAGCTGGAGGATCTTGCATCAAGCTACCTCGCAGCTGCTGCTCAGGTCGGCGGGTGCGTAGATGGTGGATGCGTGGTGCTTCGCCGAACCGGAATGCGCACCAACGGCGGCTGCCGCTGCACACACAGCATGGACCGGGCGCGAGAGCGTGGCGTCAGCAGGCTATTGATGATGGCCCAGCACATAGCCCTCGCCGCCATCACACAGGAGAAGAGAGATGAGTGACGAACCCTCAAAAACACATTGGACAGAACAGGCCCTTCGCGGCGGAATCCGGCCTTGCACATGCCATCCCGAAGATGCTCCTGTCCCATGCCAGCGCGGCTACGCTCTCTCGCTGTGTCTTAAGCGCGAGATGAACTGCAAGGCCGACATTATCGTCGTACTCAAGGCGGAGGTTTCAAGCCTCCGCGTCACAGTGCGGCTGCACAAGGAACGGGCCGAAGCCCTCACCGCAGAGAACGCCGCGCACAATCATGCGGCAGTCAAATATCTAGTCGAGATCGATGAACTCCGCGCCGAGAACGAGAAGCTGCGCGCCGAGGTTGAAAAGCTGCGAGCGGCGCTTGAGCCGTTTGCAGATATGGGCAGGGCCATGATGGGCAGGAAGCACCCCAGCGAAGCTGTTGTGCAGTATGCTCTGGCCCTGACCATCAAGGTTTTCCACTTGGTTGCCGCGCATGAAGCCCGCGCCGCACTGGGGGAGAAATAATGATCATCATCGCAAAGATCGACAAAGAGATTGCAGCCTTGGAGAAGAAGAAGGCCGCGATCCAGAAGAAATGCAGCCATCCGGCCACCACTAAGCGGCGTTGGTATCACGAAGGCAACATCCTCACAGGGAGGGACGATAGCTCTGGCGTCGATTACAAATGTGAGTTGTGCGGGGCGAAATGGACAAGGGAGAACCCCAATGATAAAGGCTGAACAGGTGCCGGATGCAGTATGGTCTGCCTTCCATGAAGCGGTTTTGCGATACGGATACAAGCCGCAAGCCATCGCCGCCGCTATCGATGCGTGGCCGGGGGCTTTTCAGACCACGACGCAGATAAACCGTGACGCGACAGAAGTTCTCATCCTCCCCCTGCCTACGGAGAAGCTGGAATAATGAGAAAATTTCGCCGCCTTCGCATACCGCAACGCGCGCACCCGCTGGTGCGGCGGCTGTACGCAGAGATGAACCACCAGCGGATCGGCGTCACCGACATGGCCGAACGGACGGGCATCGCACGGAACACGTTCAAGGGTTGGCGAACGCGGCACTGCCCCCGTGTTGCGGAACTGGAGGCATGCTATAACGTTCTGGGTATGAAACTGACCGTAAAGGTGGTGAGAGATGAATGACATTCTAGACGAACGCGAGAAGACCCACGGCGACTATCATCGGGTGGCCATGATGGCCCAAGAACTGAAGGACGCCATGCGCCGCGGCAAGAACTGGAGGACGCTTGACGACACCCAGCGCGAGACGCTGGAACTGATCGCCAGCAAGATCGGCCGCATCCTGTCAGGCAACCCGCACGAGGTCGATCACTGGCGTGACATCGCGGGCTACGCCACGCTGATCGAGCGGTGGCTCACCCGCGATGGTGAAGCGCCTACTTCTTGAGAACGTTGTTGATGCCGTCGCGGATCGTAGCGCCCAGCGCCGCGGTCACGGCGAGCTGCACCGCCGCCTGGAGCGTGATGTCGCCCACAAGGTAGGACGCAGCGGCGCCGATGACGGTGACGCCTGCGAGAATGTAGGTCTTGTAGCCCTTGAGCATGTCACTTCCCTTTCGTTGTGCCGGGATACTGGACCCACGGCAGTTGAAAATGTGGCCCGTCCTTGAACGTCTTCCAGTCGCCGCCCCACTCCAGCAGCACGCCTTCCTTCTTGGCTGCCGCCTTCATGGCCTTGGCCAGACGGTCGTAGAGCGGCCAGTCCCAGCGCACCTTGCCGTCGATGGCCGCGGCCAGATCGACGGCGTGGCTGTAGCCGTTGGCGGCCGGGATGTGACGCGAGCGCAGCGTCTTGGATGCGCCCTTGGCCTTGAGGATCTTCTGCTCTTCCAGCGTGCGCACGCCGCAGGTGACGATGAACCCGGTGTCGGCGTCCTTCCAGTCCTCGGCGCAGCGCAGCACGACGCGCACCAGGTCGGGATGGACGCCCTTGAGCTTGGCAACCGACGCCGTGTTCAGCTTCATTTCCTCAAAGCCTCCTCGATGCTGTCGAGCTTCTGCATGATCGCGCGGCTCGTCTCGCGGATCTCCTTGATCTCGCGGTCGTGCGCTAGTCGAGCAGTTGCCGTCTCGGCTTGCAGCACCGCAATGGCCGTCTCATGGGCCTGCTGCTGGCGGTAGATGACCCACACGAACGCAGCCACGGGCGCGATGATCCACTGCATGATGGCGCCAAGCACTTTGAAGGTTTGGTCGTCAAGCACGTTACGTCACCTCAATCTGTTGCCCTGCGCGTCATAGGAACGCCCGTAGGCGTCAGTCAAGAAGGCGTTCGGATAGTTTTCGCGGGCTTGAGCCAGCGTATTTGCAACCGTTCCGGCCGCAGTCAGTCCAGGTTTAGACGGGCGCGGCAATTCGCGCGCGCCCGCGGCGACGGCACGGGCAACTTTTGCCGCGCCTTTGACCGGCGCAGGCGCCGCAGGCATACCCGGCATTTGACGAACCGGCGCCGCCTTTAGCTTTGTCTGCATTTCCTTAAGAGCTTTGGCCGCCAACTTAGGGTCCAACGCTTCTATGGCCATTTCGGCTATGGATTTATCGCTAAGTTTAGCCCCGACAAGCCGTTTGACCATATTGAACAGCGTAACAAAACGGTTAAGCATGTTCGGCGTATCGCCTGTGCTGTAGATGTCGCTAACTACGCCTGCCGCCCGCTCGCGGCCAAACGTTTCTAGGTCTTGCGCCAAGTTCTTGTTAAGGCGCTCTGCGTCAATTGCTTTGATAGCGTTAATGTCGTTTTGGTTAAGCGTATCCTTAAACTTTTTAGTCGTTGACGCCCAATTAAGAGCTTTAGCCACGGTTGCAGGTTCATCTTCCAGCAACTTGGCAAACGCATCAAAGTTCATGTCGCTCGTACCGCGCATAGTGGTCGGCGACATAGCGTCAAAGAATAGCTTGCCTACGTCTTTCCGGTTTATTGGCCTGCTGTACATCTCAAAAAGTTCTTTAGCCGCTTTGCGTTCCGGCGAACGCTGCTGATACCAGGCTTCCAGATCATCAATTGTCTTTTTCAAGATGCGGTTTGACCTAGCATCTGCGGTCGGCATTGTGCGGCGCGTATCGTAGTCCGCTTTAAGCTCTTCGATAATATCCGAGAGAAATTTTCCGCTGTACGACGCGGTTGTAGCTGGCGTGGTCACATCTTTGTATATGGGCCTAAAATCTTCCGTAACGCCTGCTTCTACCTGTTTTGTTGTTGACGCGCGCGTTTCGCCCTGCACTGCGGCCCGCCGCTCACTCCGCGCTTTTTCAGATGCTTCACGCGCCGCTGCGGCGATTTCAGGCCGCCCAAGCAATTCTCGAAGGGTTGCGTCTTCTTTGATAAAAGAACTGTCCGCCGCCTTATAAAACGGGTCTGCCATAGCACTACGCTGTTTGACGGCGGCTTCGCGCTGCGCGGGTGTTCCGCGAATGTTTGCTAAGGGCGCTTCAATCGCACGCTTGGTTTTAGCGGCCTGCGCCGCTGCTTCAGTGCCGCCTCTTTCCGCCAACCGTTGCTGTAGCGCCACATATTCTGACATGCCGGTAGGAGCCGCGGCTTCAGCGGCAGTGCGCGGGAAAACGCTCGGTTTTTCTAGTGCAGAAATCAGCGCGTTTACGTCGCGGCCTTCCGTAATGTCTGCCAACGCGCGCGCTTTAGGACCAGCCAAAATACGCCGCCCCGTTGTTTCAATCTGCTGCACAACGCGGGGGAGCATGTTTGCGCCTGCTTGGGCCGCGGCGCCAGCTTGCGAGGGCACCATTCGGTTGACTTGCCGACCGACCGCACTGGCACCTTTACCAGCGAGCGTAAGCGGGTCAATAGCCGTCGCTACAGCGCCCGCTTTCCCCCCGACGCCCGCCAAACCCGCAGTACGCGCCGCGCCGCCAACACCAGTTGCAATGGTGGCAAGATCGCCTAAGAACCCTACCGGATCTTCGCGCAGTGTACGCCGTATCTTTTCCGCGCTGCCCCAACGGTCGGCAATGACGCCGCCAAACGCTGCTGCTTTTTCAGACGCTGCTGCAGCGGCTGCCGGATCGCTTAAGCTGTCAAGAAAATCAACGCTGCCTTGCGGCAGCGCCCCATTGCGCTCTGCCATTATGGCGGCGTTGCGGATACCGCCAGCACCAATGACAGCCATTGTAGTGACGGTTTCAATAGGGTTGGTCACGGCTTCATAGATGCCGCCTACAAGCTGCGCCGCGCTTCCAGGTATGTTCGATACTGTTGTGGGAAGATCGGTAACAGCGCCCACAGCCGTTTCTGCGTAAGAAGGCTCCTTAAGCTGCACTTTGGATGCAAACTCTTCAAACGGCATGTCAGAGTAAAACTTTGTGTGGAGCTTTTCCGCAAGCTCACGGTCAGTCAGGTCGCTATACTGCGGGTACTTGGTGCGGATGTCTGTGATCGTAGCCATGTTGCCTACCGCCGGATATTAAGGGGGTCGTCACTTGCACCTTCTGAGCCGCCCGCCGCACCGCGCTCGCCTAGCGGGCTATAGAATTGCGTGCCGCCCCATTCATTTTCATACGCATCGCGGACTTGAGCTTCCAGAGCCATAATATCGTTAGCGATAATGTCTAACTGATTATCAAGAACATCAGCATCCATCGTATCAAGATCAAGATTGGCAATGGCGTCCGATACCAACCGCCATTCTTGCACGGCCATGTTGCCTAGTTTGCCCTGAAGTGACGCCGCCGCGCGGCCCAGTGTAGCTACAGAACCCTTCAAGTTCTTGTATTTAGTTTGGAAATCGTAAGCGCCAGTCGCGCTTGACACGCCCGGAATATTTGGCAAGTTTGACATAACTACGCCAGTACCCAAGGCTTTCTGAAAACCGGTCGTGTTTTTAAGGTCGGAAACAACACCGTTAACTTTTTCCAGCTCGCGCAACGCGTTATTAGCCGCGCCATAATCGGTTGATTGCGTAGACTTCTGCTTGTTGTATGTTTGCGAACCAGGCACGGCCTCAACCCGTTGTTTTTCTGGGTTCCACCGCTCACCTTTTTGCAACTGGACCGGAGGCGCTTCGCCAGACGCAACCGCGGCGCTTGCGGCGCGGTCGGCAGCATCCTTTTCGCGCCTATACTCAATATCTGCCGCCTTGTCCGGTGATACCTGCGGCGGTTGATTTGCGGCCGCAGCCTCGCGTGCCGCATTGGCGCGCGACACTTCCAACTGCCCGCGCTGAATGTCAAAGTTTGCGCGCTGCGAGGCGGTCATCTCCAACTGCCCCAGCAGCGTCCGGCCAGCTTCATCCTGCACCAGCCCCGCACGGATCAAGTCCTTGCGGCGGTTGGGGTCGGGCAGCGCGCGGATCTGGTCCAACTGTGCCTTGGCCGCGCCTTGGTACTGCGGGGGCACCAGCGCCAACGCGGCGTCCAGCCCTGCGTCGCTGGGGTCGCTGAAAGCGGCGGCAATAGCTGGAGACAGCGCCTTCATGGCTTCAGCCTCCTGCTCCTTCTGCGCGGTGCGCTGCTGCTCGGCCCGCTGCTGCTCAATGGCGTAGATGTTCTCCATGCCCGCCGTGCGGGTCTGCATCATGGCGTTGACATCCGGCAGGCGCGGCTGCGCCATCTGGTTGCCAGAGAGAATGATATTCGGGTCAGTAACCATGACAGACGTTCCTTACGCGCGCTGACCGGGCGAGGCGAAGCCCATGGCGCTATTTGTCGGCGTGATGGACCGCAGATAGTTCTGGTACGGCTGCGCGGCTTGGTACTGACCGTAGGCGCTTGCAGCGTCGGTCGCCACGCCAGCGATGTTGCCCAGCATGTTGTTGTAGGCATTGGACTGGCCCATAATGCCCGCCGAGTTGATGTTGCCGAGCGAGGTCGTCAAGTTGCCGACGTTCGTCGCCGTCGAGCCGACGTTGGCCGCCTGACCCGACGCCGCTGCCTGACCCAGACCAATCCGGTACTCAAGCGGTTGCAGACGCGCTTGGCGCTCGGTCAGATACCGCTGAAAGGCGTTCTGGTATTCCTGGCTGGCGGCGTCCTGCCCGAACCGCGTGATGTCCTTGAGCGTCTGGCCCGACTGAAGAATGCCGCGCGAGGCCGCCGACCGCTCCAGCGCCTTCAGGCCCTCTGACATGCGGAACGAATAGCCGGGGTCGGCCTGGAACTGGTCCATGCCGAACGGCGTGTACTGGGAGGCCGTGCCGTAGTCGGCCAGCGCGTTGACGCCGGTCTGGCGGAACGGCTCTTGAAGGCCGATCTGGCGCTCCAGCGCCCGCTCCTGCGCGGCGATGGTAGCCTTGGTGGCCTTGGTCTGCGCCTTGGCCGCGTCTTTAGCAGCCTTGGCTTGCGACCTACCGCCAATCAACGAAGAGGCGGCGCCGACAACCGCCGATCCTGCAATCGCTGCTACTGGTCCCGGCATGGCGGAAACTCCTTCAGGTATTCGTGCAATGTTTCACCATACAGGTGCATGACCGTCATGGCGCCCTTCATAGCAGCCGCGTGCCCTTTCGTCAAAAGGACAACTAGCAGGACCAAGTCATAGTAGCCCGCCCGCCACATAAACGACCGCGCGTCGGCTTTGCCCGTTCGTTCGGCATCATCCGACGCCTGCCACTTGAGCACCAGCGACGCCAGCCCAGACTGGAGCGTTTGCACGTTAGCGAGGTAGAACGCGTTGGCGGGCATGGTGACAAGCGCCGCCCAGATGGTGGCGTTGAGGTTATCGCGGCTAACAGGGTCGCCGTCCGCAACGTCGTCCAGCGTCTGGATCAACTGCCAGATGTCCAGCAGCCAACCTACCGCCTCGGGCGGCAGGTCCAACGTCTGGAAGTGAACGGCGAGGGACTGACCAGCCTCGTCCATTACGTCACCTCGCGGCCGGACACGCGGATGTTGATGGCCGAGGCCGTCCCTGCGATGGTCGAGATAAACCCGCTGAGGCCCAGCACATGCCCGACCAGTTCGGGAAACGTGTATGTTTCGGACGGCTGCAATGTCTTGGTCTTGACGATCAAGTTGCTATTGCCTGCCGCATCAGTCGCCGTCACCAGGTTGACGCTGATCGTCGCCGCCACCGCCGAATAGTTGGTCGCCGTGAACTTGTCGATGATAGCTGTGACCCCTACCGCCGTGTACTGGGTGGTCTGAGTGTTTTCGGCTGTTTTGGCCGGGACAAGAACTTTAACCGTTACGGTCATGTTGCACCTCTGGAACTGATGTTGTCGGTAACCGTCAGTATGATTGACGGAATGGCAGGATGGACAGCGGTCGCTGGGTCACTAAACAGCGATACCGACGTATCGGACACTTCCCACATAAGCTCAAAATAATCGTCCGAGTTCAAGGACAGCAGGAAATTCCACGCTGCAACCAACTCGGTGTTGTTGCCTTGAAGGCGCAATGTCGTCGCCGAGTTTGCCACGTCTGTTCCGTTTTTGCGCAGCCAAATCCAGACGTTATGCGCACCGCCCGCAGCGTTAACCAACTGCGCGGAGAACTGAATGTTATAGAGATTGATGGTATCGACGTAAACGCGTGACGTGGGCGAACCGATATACACACCATTGCTGATGTCTGTCGTGTTAAACGTCACGGCGTAAGCCGTGTTGATTGCCGCTGCTGTCTGGTCGGTCGTATCGTAGAACGATCCATACCGCAATCGAGGCAACTGTGGCGTGTAGGCGGGGGCTACTTCCAGCGCCTGAATGCTGGATTGCAGATTGGTTGGGTCAAACGCGGTCTGCTGCGACGCTTCCAGCGCCTGAATGCTGGATTGCAGATTGGTTGGGTCAAACGCGGTCTGCTGTGACGCTTCCAACGCCTGCAACGCCGTGAGGATCGGCCCCAGATCGGACGGCAGAATACCTGACGAGACCTGCGCGGCCGACAGAATAGCGTTAAGATCTATTGCTTCGGCGGGCGGTCCTTTTTGAACGTCATCTAAAGAAACAAGGCTGCTGCCCGTCTGGTTAAACAGGCTGAGTAAGAACAAGTACCATTCGCGCGCAATCAGCCCGGTTTTCGGGTTTGTCAGCGGCACACGCGGCGGGGTAATGTTGGTGATGTTAGGCATTGGTGCCGCTTATCTGCAACTCGGCACCCATAATAGCAATCTTGACCGGGTCGGTGCCGCTAACCTCATACACGCGGTCGCGGATCTTTTCCGTCATGCCGAGGCGGCGCCAGATCGTGCGGTAGCCATATTGGCCGATCTTGCCCATTGAACGCCAGTGCTCGTTTGACCAAGTGTGGCCGCCGTCGTCAGACCAACGCAACATGACTTCTGGATCGTATCCTGGTGCTGCGGTGTATGCAGTTGTCGTCAAGTACATCGGCGGGACAAACGGAATGGGGTAGTCTGGCGTATCGACTAAGGTTTCGAATTCGTCGCCAGCTTCCGTGGTAAGCGTATCTCCACTTTCAGTCACAAGGTCGTTCTGTACATATTCAGCAATAAGAAGGTCGCCGTTTTCCGCCGCCAAATCTTCGGCGTCATAGGCTGGAAACTGCTCCAACCCAACGCCCGTTTCGCAATCAAGTTGTAGTGCGTGCTGCGCCGTGCGTCGCAACGTGTTTTCGCCGGTTGGCAGCGCCCGCCACGACCGCAGCCAACGCTGCGTTTCGCCGTTATAGGCGTATGTGTTTTGGTCGACAGCATAGATATTGCCGTTTTCATAGTCGCCCAGCAGGTTTTCGCTGTTGAAAAAAGCCTGCGCCTGTCCGCGATACCGCGTCCAGCTATCATCCCAACCCGCGCGTTCGTGCCATGCGCCTGTTGCGGCGTCGTAAACCCATGTCTTTCCAGCAGACGGAAACACAAGCACATAGAATGAATGGCCATCCTGCTGGTATGTGTACCCGATGGCGTCCGACAGATTACCATACTGTTGAATTTGCCATTCGACGGCGTGCGTGGAAACGCGCTGACCTTGGTAGCCATTGGCCACATAGACAATGCCTTGGCCGCGCGGATCTTTACCCAACCAGTAAATTTGGTTGTTCATCTTGGCAACGCTGTAGCGCGCGGCGCAGCCCAATTCGTTAAACGCGCCTTGAATGCGGGCCAGCGGAAAGTCTGGCAACCCGGCGTTATACCAGACTTCGGTCGAATTGTTGCCAAACAACCAGACTTCGCGGTGGTCTACAATCATGCTGACGATGTTGTCAGGGTCGCCTTCAGCACTAACAAAATCCAACGGGTCAATGCTGGTGCCGTCCAATAAGGCTGTCACCCACATACGCTGGCTGTTTGGCTGAATGAAAACAAAGTACCCGTCAAGATAGTCAACGACCGAGGCGCCGGGGAAGTCTTGATCGGTGATCTGCCCAAAGACGCCGGTGGAGGTGTTGTAGATGTAGCCCTTTGGACTGGCCGCAATCATGATCTGCGTGCCGTTGTCGGCCATGCTGACCGGTTCCGTGCCATCAACGGTGCCCTTGGCTGTTGCGGCCCAAGCACTGTTCACTTGGTAGAAGGTATTTGCCGACACGACATAAAGATAGCCGTTGTGTTCCCACATGCCGCGAATTGGGCCGCTGCCAACAACAGTTTGCAGCACCAAGCCGGGGCACCGTTGAAGAAACGCAGGTTGTTTGCCGCCTTCTGGCACAACTTCAGGAAACAGGTTCACCATGCGGCTGTCCGCAGCGTTTACGCTGCGGGTTGTGTACGCTGAACCAAGGATCGGCGTCTGCATTGGTTAAGCCAATACCGCGCCACGAAGCGCGATCGCCCACCAATCAGAACCCAAGAACTGTAGAGTGCAAGCGTCTCCTACAGCGTTAAACGTGATAGTCGTGCCTGCGCCGAGGTTAGACGGCGTCAGTACGCCTGTGTCGCCGCCTGCGGCCTCTGCAACGTAAACAATGGTCTTGGTTTGTCCTTCGACGCCGTCCGCTAGGGTCAAGGCATTACCTGCTGCCGTCGAAGTGAACTTAGTGACGGGCTGAGTGATGTTAACCGCGCCGGGGCCAGAAAGCGCCTGCACGGCCCCAATCACAGGCCCGCTAAAAGTCTGACTGCCGGTAAACGTCTGCGCTGCGTCTGTCCGCGCAATGCTGGCGCTGGTAGACGGAAACGTCATCGTTGTGCTGTCCGCGCCTGCAAGCGTCAGCGAGCTATTGACCGTCAGCGTCTTGCCGTCCGTGCCTGCAAGTGTCAGCGAGTTACTAGCCGTCAGCGTCTTGCCGTTGGCAATGGTCAACGTGGCGCTCGTTGCGGGCGCGGTGATAGCAACCTTGTTGATGGACGTAGCTGTTGCAACGCCAAGCGTTGGCGTCACAAGCGTCGGGCTGGTGGATAATACTACCGTGCCTGTGCCTGTGGATGTAGTGGAGCCCGTCCCGCCGCGCGCAACAGTCAGTGTGCCTGTCGTACCTGCGACAATCGGCAGTCCTGTAGCACTGGCAAGCGACGAGGTGCTGAACAGAAGCGCGTTGGTCAGCTTTTTGGTAACGCCGCCCTGAACAATCGGTATTTCATCCGCAGCGGTAGCAGATACAGCGGCAGGCAGTTGAGAAATTGCGACGGTAGTCATGATTTACCTCAGTAGTTTCCCGCAAAGATATTGAACCGCTGGCGGGTTGCGACGATGCTGTAGGGCAGCGCCATGATGTCGTCAGGGTTGTTGATACGCTTCAGGTTGCGCTTGGATGTCATGGCAATGCGCTGCACCTGCCGCGATGGCTCAACGCCGAACTCTGGCGCCAGTTCACAAGCCAAGTTGTAGCGGAAGCAGCGCAGGTAGCCTGGCGGAAAGGCCAGATCGGTTGCCAGATTGGCGGGCTGGGTCAGTTCCTCAACCGAGACGACATGGAACTCCAGCACCTTGGTCGGCACCGGGTAGACGTACATCTCAATGTTGGGGTAGGTCATGTTGACCCACAGCACCTGCGGATATGTGCTGGTGACCGTCTTGACCGCGATGCCGTTGTACTGCTGCTGGTTGATCAGCTTGAGGCCAAACGAAATGCCGCTGGCCGGGTCGCGGAAATAGGTGCTGTCGTCAATGGCGACAGGCCGGTTGGCGACAATGTCGCCGGTCGGCCCGAACGTGCGCGACCGTTGCCCCGGCGGCCAAGTGACGACCTGATCCTGAGTAGAGAACACGGCAAGACGCTCGGTGTTCCACGACTGGATCATCTGGTTCATGGCATTAAGCGCGTCTTGCGCCGTCTCGGAAGACGACGTTTCACCTTCGGCCAACTGACCGATAAGCCGCAAGGAACCGTTGATGATGTCGCCAGCCGTCGTCATGTCATTCGTCCTGCGTTAGGCGGGGCCGCCCGCGGCGGCGCGGCTCAGTCATCACATTAACCTCTTCCGGCGCGTCAGGCAACTGCTCGTCTGGGTCAAACCGCACCCAGCCGTGGCCTTCGTCATACTGCGCTTCCATCTCCATGGAAGCGATCTTCACGCCGTGCTTGGGGTGCATAAGGTAGATTACAGCCATTGTTTATCCTCAGGTAAAGACGGGCGGTCCAAAGACCGCCCGCTAGGTTACGAAGCTACCAGCGGAATGGAGAACCAATCCGTAGTGTCATAAGCGACAAAAAAGCACGCCGTCTTGGCGGCCATGCTGAACGCGGTAGACCCGGCGACGCCATTGATCTTGGCAGAGTCAGGAGCGTACACTTTGAGCGCGGCGTTAGCTGTGTCGTCGTTCTTGATGGCAATAACGCGACCAGCCGTAGGGGCTGGAAGGACGACACCCTTGGTGGCGTCAGCGGCCGTGACCCAACTGAATGACGCCGTCAGAGCCGTTGCATCAGCGCGGGTAGAACCGGCTGCGGCGGGCTTGGCGACATCAAGGTTGAGCGAGGACACAACCGCGCCAGAGAGAGTGCCGCCGGAAATGGCGGCGCCAGTGATCGTGGTGCCCGAAACCAGTTCGGGATCGGCGTAAGCAACGCCCACAGGCTTTGTATTCGGCATAGTAGTCTCCTTGATGAGTTAAGGCCCCCGCCGAAACGGGGGCCTTGTTGCTTACGAGATGGCGTAGAGAGCCCAAGAGTTGTCGCCCAGACGACGGGCGCGGAAGGCGCGAACCGTGCCTGCCGTGGCCGCAACGGTCATCAGACCCTGCGAACCGCTTGAACCAATCGTCCAGCCGGTGTTGGTCGTCACGGTGATGACGCCAGAGCCGGTAACATTGATAACGCGGAAGTCGAAGATCGTACCAACCTTGGAGTTGGTCAGCAGCGCATCAAGGTCCGAGGCCAAAGGCAGCGTGTACGCTGCCGTGGTCGTCGGAGAACCAAGGATGATGCCGTTGGTGATCTGAGCCGCAGTCAGCGTCGCGCTGTCAACGGCAGTTGTGGGGGCCGCAGCAACGGAAACCTTAAGCTCGTTAAGGTTGCCGTCGTTAAACTGATAGCCGCCGCCTACAGAGGGAAGTGCCATGTGAGTATCTCCTATCTTTACCTGTTAGCCCCAGATGCGCGCGGCCATCTGCGGACGGATGGTCGAGAAGCCGTACAGCACGTCGATACGGCAGGGGAGCCGGTCGTTGTTGATGTCGTACTGGCGCACGATACGCATCGAGATGCCGTTGTGAACCTGGCGGGAAGCCATATCGACACCGCTCGGCATGATCAGATCAGCCGTGGCAAACGAGATGGCGTCCTTGTGGTACACAAGGTTCTGCGGGTACTGGGTCGAAGCCGCGCCGACGAAGGTGACGGCCTTGCCGGTGATCGTCAGGGTATTGACGGTCGCCAGAGCGTTTGACGGCGAGTAGAGCGCCGGGGACACAGCAAGCGTTACCGCGCCGCCAGCGGTTGAGGTGTTGGCGGCAGTTACGACGAACTGCTGGAGCGAACCCGTGCTTTCGCGGGTCTGCGGGTTGACGGAGAAGCAGTCAGCCACCGTAAACACGTCGCCCACCGCAAAGGTAAGCGCGTTGCCAGCGGAAGCCAGCGTGATGGTTGTGGCACCTTCCGAGGCGTTGCCGTTGACCGTGGCGCCCGTCGCCGCACGCGAACCAGTCGTGTGCTGCTTGATCGACTGCGACATGTTGATCTCCTCGTAGCCGAGGACGCCCTCTCCCATCATGCCGTTCTTGAACTGGCGGGAGATCGTGTCAACGGGGTTGAAGAGGCCCTTCATGCCTTCGACCAGACC